ACCTCACGTCAGGGTTGCGAACACCCTAACAGCCGTGGTGGTGGACACATCGGCACCAACACGCCAGAAAGCGTACCAAGCGCCCTGTCCTGTGGGCCTGCGGTTCGTACCGAGGACGATCGGGTCGTAGACCACCGACATGCCGATCCGGTCCACGATGTAGAACTGCCGGGCGTCGAGGTACGCCATGACCTTCGAGCCGGTGCTGAACACGCCGAGCACCGACGTGGACTCCATGATCGGCTTCCCGAGCATGATGGGCCCGTCGGGGGTGTCCTGCACGATCGAGTTGTAGGAGCCGGTGAAGCTCGGCACGTTCCGCAGCACGTTGATCGTGTTGAGGTTCATCACCCACACGTTCTTCGCCCGCGGGCCGCGCCACCGCGCCGGCAGCGCCGCCTGCAACGCGTACACGTCCTGAGCCGCCGGCCCGGCAGTGGTACCGGCCCGGTTCTGCGAGGTGCCACGGGGGATGATCCCGTTGGGCTGGCCCGAGCCGGTGCCGACCGCGAACGCGGTCTCCTCGATGCGGTCCTTCGCATCCGCCAGCAGATCGGGGAGCTGCTGGCCGAAGTCGGAGTCGGACAGGACCTCGAACGACCCGAACAGATACGCGTCGGCCTTCTGCGGGGTGACCTTGAGCTGGCCGACGGTCGGGGACGCGTCCGCGGCCTCGATGCCCTCCGCCGTCCACTCCGCGCTGACACCCGCGCTCGTGACGCCGTTCCAGTCGTTCGTGGTGGTCGTCTTGACGGTGGCGACCTGCCGGTACGGGTTCGCAGATCCGGCGTTCGTCAGGATGATCGTCGGGTCCAGCGTGAACGGCACCAGGTATCCGCCGTTCGCCGACGTCAGGGACAGCGCCGCCCGCTGGGAGAACCCACCCGGGTCCGTCAGGTAGCTCTCGAACGCCGACAGGTACTCCGGGCTCCCGGTGACGAGCATCTGCCGGGCCACGGCCGTACCGAACTGCACCCCCGTCTTCTCCACCAGCCTGGTCGCCTGCTCCGCCCCGGCGGCATCCAGCGCCCAGTGGTCGTGCCGGGTGGTGTACTGCTCGATTGCCGCGACCGCCCGGGCGCGGACATCGGCCGCCGAGACGATGCCGGTCCGGACCGAGTCCAGATCTTCGAACGGGTCCCGCTTGGTCCGCACGTGCAGGTCCGGGCCGCTACTGGAGACCGGCGGGTCGGTGGGCTCGCCGTTCTCCCGCTGCTGCGCCATGACCGCCCGCACCCGGGCGATGTCCTGCTCGTGCTTCGCCAGCGGCGCCAGCTCGGTCACCAACTCGTCGAACTCCTGGACCAGCGCCTCCGACCGGAGGCTGATCTGGTTGGTCTCCTCCTCCGGGGGGCCTTCCTGGAGCTTCTTCTCCAGCGCCTCCAGGTCACTGTTGATCGCGTCCTGCCGGACGCGGATCTCATCCGCTCGTGTCGGCATGCTCAGACTCCCATTCCTCGGGCGATGCGCGCGGCGTGGATGCGTGCGCGAAGTGACCGAGCGGAGTGCTCACGCGAGTCATCGGTCTGTTCGGCGGGTCCGGGATCCGGAGTGCCGTCTTCCGGGTCCGCCGGGTCCGCGGGGAGCGGAGTGGCGAGCCCTTCGATCTCGGCCAGCATCGCCAGCCGCTGTTCCGTGGATGCCCCCAGGAGCGCACCCAGCATCTGCTGCGCCCGTACCCCCGTGATCGCGGCTCCCGCGAACGCCGGGAACGGGGTGGGGCCGAACTCGTGCATGGCGACTTCGAGGCGGGTCACCGTCCGCAACTTGCCGCCGGCGTCCGGCCGGAACCCTGCTCCGGGCGGACGCCGGGGGTCGGACTTGACGAACCGGCCGCCGTAGGACTGCGCGGCGACAGCTCCGACCCGGATCGCCTCCAACACCTCATCAGCCAGTGCGGACCGGCTGTACTCCGACACCGTCAGGAGACCCTTCGCGTCCGGGCGGACCTCCGTAGATACCCCAATCGGCACCGACCCGCGCTCGGAGGGGGTGCCGGCGATGGTCAGCCCGTGGTGGTACACCACGGGGAACCGGCCGCTACGGTGGGCGATGGTGCGGGTGAAGGCCGTCGGCGCGTTGCGCTCGTAGTAGTGCCCGTCCTGATCGACGATCTCGGCCTGTTCGTCGAAGATCGCCGCGTACGCCTCGACGGTCCGACCCGTGCCGCCCTTGCGGATCCGGATGTCATCCAGCGGGACGGCGCGGATGAAGTCGGACGGCCACACCTGGACCGGGTCTTGCCCCATGCCGGTCACCCCTTCCCCGAGCCGTTCACCGCGGCCCCGTTGACCGCGCCCGCGGATACCGGATCGCCGAGCGCGGGCAGCTTCACCGCTTCCGGGGCGGCCTTCGGCACCAGCGTCGTGATGTCCATCGCCGGCCGGTCCTCGGCCACCAGCAACGTCAGATCCCCCGCGGACAGTGCGGTCGTCACCGACTCCCGGGTGTAACCGCCCTTGTCCACCAGCTCCGCGGCGGCCTGCGCCAACACCAGCATCGTGTCCGCCTGTTCCTTCTCGCCCTGCCGCAACGCGGCGATCCCGGAGGCGTCGAACCACAGCCGGCGACCCGCCGGGACCGGCACCAGCTTCGCCAGGCATGCGCACGCCGAACGCCACGTCGGCCGCGCCCACAGATCCGCGAACGACCGCATCGCCTGTGAGTAGTTGCTGTACGTGGCCGCCATCAGGCCCTCTTTCGATCCGACGACAATCCCCGGCACCTCCGCGGCGATGAGGATCCGGTTCTCCCCAGCCGCCTGCACCGTCGTAAAGTTCATCTGCTCGAAACTGTTACCGACCACGGCATGGTCGGCCCCCTGATCGAGGATCATCGTCTTGAACGCGTTCCCCGCGCCGCCATGCTGCGCCTTGATCCGGTCCCGCAACGCGTCCACGGTGTTCTGCTTCAACTTCATACCCGCCGGGTACTTGATCAGCAGGTTCGGGGTGGCCGCGTTCTCCAGGTACTGCTGCTTGTATCCGGTCATACCCGAGTCCGCTTCGATCTCCCGCACCACCGGCGTCAACCACGACATGCCGCGGAACGACGCCACGGGATCGGGGATCGGCGACCAATGGGCCACCTCGTCCACGGTGAAGAACTGCGGCGGCCCCCACGTCAACTGCTCCATCACCGGCGGGTCGAAGAAGTACCCCACCACCTGCCGGTACGTCCGCCCCATCGGGTCCTGCACGAACTCGGACACGATCGTCACCCAGTCCGGGCGGAGCCGCACCAGCTGCTCGCCGGCGTCCCAGACGTAGGCGTTCCCCGCCAGCGACGCGTCCTGCTCCATTCGGGCGAGAAGTTCCCCTGTCGTGCCATTTGGCCACGGATTCCGGAGTTTATCCGCACGTGGCGGGAGCTCGGTCAGGCTCTTGTCGTGGATGTTCTGGAGCTTGAACTCGGCCTCGGCGAACAGCTTGATCCGCTTCGCGATAGCCCCGAACACTATCCCGTTCGAGGAATACGCCCGCTGTGCCAGGGACGCGAACTGCGGCAGGATCGCCTCACGGTTCGGCGCCCCGTACGACGTGACCAGCACCGCCGCGCCGGACGCCTCACCTTCCCAGTACCGCCGCGAGAGCTGCCCGCCCAGCAACGCCCGGATAGCCCTCACCTCGGCACCCCGGTCCGGCGGTGCAGCGCCGCTTCCGCCTCCGCCGCCGGGTCAACATCCCGGGCCAGCGCGAAGACACCCAACACGACAGCGCCGACCACCAACCCGACACCCACGCCGACACGACCGGCGGCCAGCCACCCGCCCACCAACAGCATCGCCAGCGCGACGAGGAGGACATCGCGGGTCACCCGCATTCCGGACCCCCCGTCACAGGAAGAACACGCCGGGCTCGTCGTCGGGGATCGTCGAAAGCAGCCACGCCGCCTCGGTCACCGCCACCAGCGGGCAGATGTCCACATCGGACCGGCGCCGTGACCACGCCCACAGACCGTCGCCGATGTCGCAGACCCCCGCCCCCGAGATCGCCCGGGTCAGCGACTCTTCCCCGAGATGCCTCACCGCGGCGTCGGCGTTCTTCGCCGCGAGGTCCCCGCACGCCTGACCCATCTCCCGGCCGGTCATCTGCCGCGGCTCGATCCCCGCGGTCAGCAGGTCCGGCAGCAGGGCACCCGCCTGGCTCGCCGGGTCCAACACCCACCCCGCCGGGTCGTGCTTATCGTTCAGCTCCACCGCCCGGGCAACCACCCAGTCCGTCTTCGGCGCGTGCGCCGCCACATCCAAGTGCGGCAGACCGTCGCCGTTGCGCGCGGCCACGCCGATCGCGGCCGACCTCGACCCCGGCGACACGTCGATCGAGAACACCGGCGATCCAGACGGCACCGAGTTGACGTCGATGTTCGCCAGCCACGCCGCCAGGAACTCATCGATCGCCTGCTCCGGCTCGTCCCACCAGCCCAACCGCTCCCGGCCGAACTCCTCCGGCGGCAACGCCTTCCGCTCCGCCCGGATGTACTCCACCGTGATCCGCCGGCCCAAAGCTAGATTCGCCCGTGCCCACCGCGCCTCGTCGTCCAACCGGCAACCACGCGCCGACACCTCATGCGCGCACGCCGGCTGCTCACACTCACCAGGCAGGTCATCGCAGTACTCCGCCCACGCCAACCGCGGCGATGAACCGGCCCGACCGCGGTCCCGCACACCTCGCCACACCACCGACCGCGCCAGCCCAGCCGACCCGCCATACAGCACCTGGGGATCAGGCCGCGCCGCCAAGGTCGGCAACAGCGCGCCCATATGCGCTGGCAGCAGGAACATCGACTCGTCGAGCACATCCTTGTCGGCAGTAAGCCCCCGGCCACCGCCCTGCGTGCGCGCCTTGAACTTCACCCGCCGGTCACCCACGAGCTCGATGGCCTCATCGCCGTTGCCCCGGTGGATCGCCTTCACCCTGCGCCGCAACACATCCGAGCCGGTCACGATCTCATCGAGATCCCGGAACGCCTCCTGGGTGGTGGAGAACTCGTGCGCCGACCACACCACCAGCCGCTGATCGGTGACGAACAGCCACCCGATCACCGCCTGCTTGAACAGGCCCGTCTTGAAGTTCTGCCGCGGCCCGCAGACCCCCACCTCGAACGCCGACGCCCGCCCGGCAGCGTCCACAGCAAAGATCAGATCCAGCAACAACCGCTGATCGGCATCCGGGTCGAACCCCGCCACCGCACACAGCTCGGCCACCTCCGGGCCGAACGTCACCGAAGACTGCGGGTGCGTCAGAAACGCCGGCCGGACAGGCTCACCCGGAGAGCTTGCGGTCACGACGTTCCCGCAGTTCGTCCAGCTCGTCGCGCTTGACCAGGGCACCCTCGAGCGCCGCGCCCATCGTCACCTGCAACTGCTTCACCAACGGAGCCAGACCCATCGGCGACCGCGCAGAGTCGATCTGCTCGGCCAACACCAACGCCGACGCGCCCAGGTAGGAATCCTCCCGGCCTGCGGCGCGAAGCGCCGCCCGGACCTGGACCACGGTGGACCCACCACCGCCCGCAGGATCCGGCAACCGCACCACCCCGCCCGCCCGGCACGCCCGAGTACGGCACGTCGGGCCGCAGTACTTCGACGTCGGACGCTTCGGCTGGTATTCGGTGCCGCACACATCGCAGGCGCGCATGGTGGCACCCCCGTAGCGTTACCGCGAAGATGATCTAGAGAAAAAGGAACCG